ATATTAAAGATGGGTACATGTAAGGACGAGCCGAAAGATTAACTTGCTTTATTCCTTTACCTTTCCACGTAATTGCAATATCTTTTAACTCTTCGGGAACGCTTACAAGTCCTCCTGTACCAAACTCTACATAGGCAGCATAAGGAGCACCAGCTACAACTGTATAAGAAGTTTCGGTAACCTTAAACGAATTTATTGATTGACCTAATTTACCAAAGTTTGCCGGTGCTAATATTTTAGCTTTTTCCTCCATTTTTTGAGCAGTAACCATTGTAATTCCTGCAATCAATTCTTCTGCCTCTTTTGCGTTTGCACGAAGTTCAGAAATAACAGCATTTATACCTTTTATACTCATATCCTTTGCGTTGCCATTATTTCAATATCAATATTATTTAAATCTAAATTTAAAATAGAATTGATATTGTAAATCAAACCATTGTACTTTATAAAATTTACCTTTTCGTTAAAATCAATATCGTAACGGTTTCTAATGGTAAATATAGTTTCTACAAAGTTATCATTTTGCCCCTGTTCATTTCTTACATAAGCTCTTCTAGTCGATACATTTGCCCAAACTGAATACACAAGAGCACTTGATACGGTAGAGCCTCCAAAACCGTCAGGAATTGTTGTAGTTGCCCAAATACCAATTGCCTTTGTATATTTTCTACTTAACATTATATAAATCGTCTGTTTACGTCAATAGCTTCCATTACCGATAAAGGTATTAAAGTGCTATTAACTTGTTTCTCACTTTCGTAAAACCATACTTTGATAAGTTGCAAAGCTGCGTCAATCAATTCGTTTGGAATAGCTGCCAAAGTTGTATAACCTATATTTAAAGTTACAAAACTATTTACAGTTGGCACAATAGAATAAAGAGGTCTATTGACTATCGCAGAGTTTATAGTATTGATTGGATAATCATAAACTTTTACACTTTGAACCAAAGCGCAATCCTGATAATACACTTTATCTCTAGTTTTAAAAATATGATTTGTTCTCTTTTCTATAAAAGATAAAGAGGAATTTATCATACTAATAATTTCGTCATCGGTTTCGGTTTGCCCGGCATCAACTTTCAAATATAGCTTTGCACGTTCTAAACTAATAACATCGGTGTAATTAGTCATTATTTTTTAGGTTTTTTGATTTCTTTTACTAAATTGTAAAATAACATATCGGAAGCATCTTCGTCTGAAAGTTCAATCGTGTCTCCAACTTCGTAATTTTTTTGTTCGGAATTTTTGAAAAATGCTTTTAAAACTTCGTATTTCATAATAATATATTTTATAGTTAATAAGTCAAAGATATAAAAAAACCCTTTACAAAATGCAAAGGGTTTAATTTTTTAATAATCAAACTACTATACGGCAGTAAAGTCTCCGTAAATTATTGCAGCTGGTTGTTGAACAGCAAGTCCAACTTGTGCCTCAATTCTAGCAGTAATGTTATTGTTTACAAAGTTAGATCCTTCAGTTTCGCTAAATTCCAAAGATAATCCTTGAGTAACAATTTTATTTACTCTTGACCAGTCTCCAACATAGTACTTATTAGCAGCTACCCAATTCGCTCTAAAAATAGCAATTCCGTTAATACGTAATTGCCCATTGTCTAAAGTTACAATACCCGGTAAACCGTAACCAGCTCCAGTTGATTTCTCAATTTTAAGAATATCCCAATAGTCAGCAGGTCTTACCACAATTCCATTAGCGGCAAAGTTCAAACCTTCAAGAGTTGCTACTTCATTCATAAGCATTTCAATCTTATTTTTTCCTGTAATGATTTGCGTTGATGCAGTTGCAGCGGCAGCCAATACAGTATTAAAAATAGAGTTTTCAGCTTTTGCATAATCTCTTCTCAAAGCGTTTGGAATAAAAGAAGTCAAGAATGGCAAGTTATTAGCCATTTTTTTAGAGTAACGAGCAAAACCAGCAATAAAGTTAGTAACTAAATCAACCATGGTCAAATCGTAATCAATTTGAGATTTAGAACTTCCTTCTGTTTGAGCAGAAATAGAACCCTCACCACCAGTTTCTCTTGGGTAAGTGTAAGTACCACCATCAATAGTAACAGACCCTACTAAGTCAGAAACATTTAATAATTGACTTGGAACAGCAATAACATCATTGCTATATACTCTTGGTTGGTCACCAGTAAGACTTCCGCTCAAAGTCATATTTCCTACTGCTTTAACCTGTACTGATTTTCCAGTTCTTACTTCTTTGATACCGTCAAAGTTTTCAGAAATAGCTTTTACAAGTGTATCTTCTTGCTTAAGAGCAACAGCATTTTCTTGTAATTTCAAATCCAATTTGTCAGCGTGAGCTTGTACCTCAGCTAATTTTGCTTCCATTGCATCGGTAACGGCTTTCAATTCTGCTTCAAATTGATTTTTGTTAGATGCGCTTAATTTAGTTTCAAAAGCGTCTATTGCGCTTTTTACTTCTGCGGCTGTTTTAGTTTCTAAACCGCTTTTAATGTTTGCCAATTCGGCTAATAATTTTTCGTCCATTTTATTTAATTTTTAATGAGTTTGTGAATGATTTTAACGTTTCTAGGTAAAGCGGCTCATCTTCCAAAGTGTCCTCTTCGGACGGCTCTTTATCAAGTGCTTTTAATAAGTTTTCGATTTGTTTTAATCTCTCATCTGAGTAATCCAAATCGTATGATTTTTGTATTAATTCCATTAAACCGTAATGCGATTTAATTGATTTTATATTTTGTACAGTTGCTAATTCATTTGCCGCCCAACTTGAAAGGAAGGAATATTCCATTAACTTATATTCTGTAATAATTGATTTGTTTTTAGTATCTCTTTGCAATACATTGTATCCGATTGATAATTCCGCATTTAATCCTGAGTCATGCATTAACTTAACATCGGTAAACATATCTTTTCCTAGTGGCTTATTCATATTGAATTGGGAAGTAGTCAAAAGCCCATAATCGTCTTTTGCATCAATTAACAAAGGTACGCCAATCATCATAGTGGGATTATGGTCTTTTAAAACTCTAATTCTTTTAAAATTCTCATCAACTGTTTTAGTAAATGAACCAGGAGCAGAAATATCTCCGTCCGAGTCCTTATTATTGTAAACGTTAGCGTAAGCCGTTACTACGCCCTTTGTTTCGTCTAATTCTTTTAAATCGTATGATAATTGCTTAAATTCCATAATACAAATGTATAAATTATTTTGATACTAACTAAAATTAATTTTTATTTTTTAAAATTGGCAACCCGTCCTTGTCAACTTTTGCAACAACGGCAATCTTACAACGGCAATTTATCACGTTTCCAGCTGGTGCTTTTGGATCTCCAGGATATTCCATTTCATAACCACTAACTAAAAATTTACGGTTATAATCAACTCTGGTGCCGTTCATATCCAAATGGTCAAATAAAGATTTTGGAGGTCTGCGAGTTCTAATATCTTGAACTGATATCCAAACCTTTTCCATTTGATACTTTGAATTATCGGCAGCCAAAATAGTTGCTGCGTTGGTTATAGTTGTCGTTTCTGTTCGTGCAATCCTTTGCGCTTGTATTTTATTCCAAAAAAATTGATTTTGTAAAAGTCTCGTAATATCGGCAACTGATAAATTTTGTTCATAACCTTGCGCAATAACTGCAATAATACTTTCAATAAAAGAAGCGTGAACACTTATAATTCTTTGCCCTCCAAAGTCTGCTAAAAATTTAGCGATAAATTCCTCAAATAAACTTTGAGCATCTTTTTGCTTATTTATAACTTTTAATGCTCTTTTATACTCAGGAAACCCAACCTTAAAATATAATTCTTTGTACATTTCTTTAATTTGTGAAATCGTTACATTGTTATAAATTAAAGCCGTATAAGTTAGCTTTGCCATATTAGTCATTGGAATATTTTGCACTATATTTTTAAAGTGCCTTCTTACTATTCTAAAAGCTAATATTTCTAAAATCGCTCTTTGCTTATCCATTATAATTGGTCAATCGTAATATCATTTATATTTACTAATCCAGTTGGGATATAAATTTGATTCATTAACTCATCGTCAACCTCTTCATAGTTAAACACCTCTCTTTTTTCATTTAAAGTAAGTGGCACTTGATTAATCCATTTACTCATTGTTTCCATATCGGTTTGCATCTCTGGAAGTTCCGATATATCCCATTCTATAACGCTATTCTCGTAACCCTTAAACTTTTGTATAAACTCTGGGTTTAAATAACTTGCTAATAAATCAAGGTCTGGCTTGATATTATCAATGATAACTCTTTTACGCGCCTCAATTAATCCGTCAACTCCAAAACCAGTTCCTGATCGCTCCTCGTTTAACAATTCTACGTTCCAATTTAAACAGTTTGCCAAAGTACGTCTATCGTTGCTTAAATAGTCAAAAGGTTTCAATTCATCAGTTGTCAAAGATACCCTAGTAAATCCTAGCTTTGCAGAGGCGCCAGCAATATTAGATAACTTTTCGGTTGAATTGTTCATTTCAACTAAACGATCTTTTAATGATTGACCTTGCTCGGCACTTAACGGACTTTGACCGTCTCCAGCGTGAATAAAACCATAAACTCCGCTGTTTTGCATTGTTTTAACATTTTGGTCAATTCCACTATTTGAACTGTTTATATTTCGAATAGCTGCCATTAATTCCGAGTAACCGTATAAATGTGAACCGTTTAAGTTAAAAAACGGGTTTGGTCTTTTTATATGTATAATTTTTTCCGAAGAAAACTTAATGCCTGTATTGCCTTGCTCCAAAATGTAATAATCAATAGGGCTTTCGGTGCTTAACATATTAGCGTTTTGTTTTAAAACAATTTGCACCCATTGAGAAGGTAAAATGTATAGTTGCATTGGCACACCAGCGTTGGCTCCTTCCTCTGGTGCCATTTTATAAAAATAAACGTTACCGCAAACTTTTAAATATAGTTTGTACAAAAACCAAATATCGTTCCATGTTTGCGTTGGGTTTGGTCTTTCAAGTGGAAATGGTTGCTCACTATCGGAGTCATATGCTTTTTGTTGTAGTTTTTTAACAGCTAACTTTTGATTAAAGGTTAAATCAATAGGAAAAGATTTTAATTTTTTATAGCTGTTTTTGTCGGATATCTTTTTAACGCAATACGGTATAACGGTTGTCTTTGAGCATTGCTGATTAACGATTGCATTAACGTCTGGGTTTTCGCCATATCCGTGATTTAATAATGTTTCAAGGTCTCGATTGTAGGTGTTTGTGATACCACCTACTAACTTATAAATACTCTCGTTAAATAGGTTTCTATTTTGGTTTGTAAGCACATCCCAAGCTAATTGTATTCTATTTTTAGCCATTATATAAATGTTTTTGTTTCAAAGATATAAATTAAAATGTAAAAAATTCGTTTGTCATTAAATTTCTTTCAATTCCGTATGCTGTTAAATCAATATGCTCATCATGTTTACCATTTGGAAACATACCAACTTGCTGTAAAAAAGCATCATTCCAACTGCCTTTAATTAAGATAACCCTTCCGCTTTCAATGTAAGGAGAACAAGCTCTAGCGTTTTCAATTTTGGAAGTATTTACAAATTTAGTCTTTATTTCTGCAATATTTAATTTTGTTTCATTGTAAATCATTTGCTTAATTGACTTTCCAGAAGCTTTTGGCTCGACTAAAGTCATTGCAACGGTAACTCCAGAACTATTAATATAATTTGGAATAAACTTTAAAAGTTCGGGCATTTCAAGGTATTTGTCTATACTTGACAAAATCACGTAATTGTTATCCCACTTTGCTCCAATTTGAAAACCACTTGGATCGTTTTTTGTGTTGGCAGTATAAGCACCGTCAATAAATAATTCCCATTTTAAAGACTGTAAAGGTACTTCCGATTTGTCAACTATTTTAAACCATTCTTTACGCCATTCTCCTCCTTCTTCTGGAGATGGTTGTTGCATATATTGCCCTGAAAAATTGTAACGATTTGCCTGTCTAATCTGTTCTAATTCTGCAAAAGAGTGTTTTTCTTCCCAAAGTGGGTTGTTATTTTCATCTAAAACTGGAAGGCATAAATGTTCCCAAACTTCGCCACTACCACCTCCTAATAAAAAACCGCTTAAGTCGTCCTCATGAAGTCTTTGCATAATTAAAATGATGGGAGTCTCCCTATCGTTTACCCTTGAACGAATTGTATTATTATACCTTTCGTTAACAGAATTTCGTCTGCTTTCGCTCCCGGCATCATCTGGCTTTAATGGATCATCAATTATAATTGCACCGCTAAAAATTTTACTTTCTGCAACACCAGCTCCAAATCCCGTAATTGCACCACCAGAAGCGGTTGCGTAAACTCCTCCCCCGTCTTTGTTAAACCATTTCTTTTTACCTTGTGCATCTTTTTTCAGTTCCATTTGCCAAAACTTTTGGAAGGACTCGGACTCAATATATTCCTTTGTTTGACTACTATTATCAAGTGCTAAATCATCGGAATAAGACAAATGTATAAATTTAGACTGAGGATTTTTTGCAAGTGCCCAAGCAATAAAACATTTAACTGCTAACTCAGTCTTGCCGTATCGAGGCGGAATATTTATAATAAGCCTTTTAGTTTCTCCATTTACAACTTTTTCTAATGCATCTGTTATTTTAACTAAATGAGGCGCAATTATAAAATTACGCCTGTGATTTTCTTTGTAAATGTATCTAGTAAAATATAAAAGAGACTTTTCGCATTTTACTTTTAAAACTTTTTGTTCGTTAGTAAAGTTGCTCAAGTGTGTCATTGATTTTCTTTATTTCCTCAATTGTAAGTTTGCCAGCATCAATATTTATATTTTCGATAGTTTCTTTTGGATTTCCAAATATATGTTGAGCAATAAACATTTGACCTCGCTCAAAAGTGTAAAGAGTTTTGGCAAGTTCAATTTTTGCCTCTTCGTTTGTTTCTACTCCATGAAATTCTTTAATCATAGAAATAAAAACCTCGTTAGCCTTTTCAACGTCTGCCTTTTTTTTAGCTCCTGAGTTTGGACGATAACCGCCTCTTTGTTTTTTCTCTTCCATATTGAAATAAGTAATGATTTTTCAAAGGTACTATTTTTTATTAATTTTAGACTCAATAATAAAAAAACCTTCTTTTATTTTAACGTTTGGCATTGTTTTACCTTTTGGATGGTAGCTGTCTTTAATAAATAAAGTTTGTTCTTTTGTGTAT